ATGTTTAAATATTATGGGATTGCCACAGGACTTTATTTTGCAAGGTGGTTTAAAAAACTTAAATCATATCTGTCAAAACGTACCAGTTACAACTGCAACCGACATGGCTACAGAAGTTTTAAAGTTCTGTGATGGCAGATTAGATAATCAATTATGGGATCAAGATTTTATGGTCCAAGATAACAAGAATGAATCGATAATTAGTGAAAATAAACCTTTACAATTAGACGAATTTATGGTATAATAATACTATTATTTGTAGGAGAAATATATGTCAATAATGGATAAACTTAAGAAGAATAGTAAAGTTGATTACACATCAATACTTGCTGATTCTAAATTTTTTAATGATAAAGACATGGTGCCAACTGATGTACCAATGATTAACGTAGCTTTGTCTGGCTCAGTAGATGGTGGTTTAGCACCAGGACTTACAGTACTTGCAGGTCCATCTAAACATTTTAAAACTTCATTTGCACTTATTATGGCTGCAGCATATTTAAAAAAATATGATGATGCTGTATTATTGTTTTATGATTCAGAATTTGGTTCACCTCAAGCATACTTTGAAAACTATAGTATCGATACAACAAGAGTATTACATACGCCTATCACCAATGTTGAGGAACTCAAATTTGATATTATATCACAACTTGAAGGTTTAGATAGAAACGATAAAGTTGTAATAGTTATTGATTCAGTCGGCAACCTAGCATCTAAAAAAGAATTAGATGATGCTATCAACCAAAAATCAGTTGCCGATATGTCAAGAGCAAAGGCACTTAAAGGTTTATTTAGAATGACTACACCATATCTAAATATGAAAAACATACCGTTAATTGCAGTTAACCATACATATCAAGAGATTGGGTTATTTCCAAAAGCTGTAGTCTCTGGTGGTACTGGTATTTACTATAGTGCAGATAATATATGGATTCTTGGTCGTCAACAAGACAAACAAGGTACAGAAATTAAAGGTTACCATTTCGTAATCAATGTGGAGAAATCAAGATATGTTAAAGAAAAGTCTAAAATACCTATTTCTGTTAGTTGGGACGGTGGTGTGCAGCATTGGAGTGGCTTGCTTGACGCTGCTTTGTCTGGTAATTATGTTTCTAAGCCCAGTGTTGGTTGGTACTGTAGGGTTGATAAAACTACTGGAGAATTGGTGGATCCAAAAGTTCGAGAAAAAGATACACTAAGTGCAGACTTTTGGAAACCTATTATGGAAGATACTGATTTTAAACAGTACTTAACAAATAAGTATTCAATCGTAAATAATTCTATAAACTTAGATAAAATGGATCAACACTGATGGTGTTGATCGAAGATAAACACTATCAAATAATTCCGGATAAAAGTGATGATCAAGCTTGGAATGTAAGAATACTTTCAGGCACCTTTACTGAAACGGTATTAAAATATGGTGTAGTAAAATTCAATGGCAAAGAAAAAGATAAGTATATGTCTTTTAACTTTGACATTGTTTATACGCCGGATACTGAGTTAACAAGAGAAAATAAAAAGTTACAAGAATTCGCTGGAATATTGCTAGAGCAAGTAATGGCCAGAGGAATAGAAGATGGTAATGTAATAACAAGAGAGGCTGAAGATGAAGATACCAAGTAGTCAAAGACTAATATTACTAATGGATGAGATTGCAGTTGCTAAAAGCAAACTACAACCACACGATACAGGTCATATACACACTTCAATAAGCTACTTAGAAAGTAGAGTTGAAGATATACAAAAAGAAATAGATGAGGATTTGAGAAAAGCTGCCTATGCCTACTAATTTAGAACAAACTATATTACGTAATCTGTTAACTGATGAAAACTACATGCGTAAAGTACTACCATTCATCAAGCCAGATTACTTTGAAGGCATATATCGAATATTGTTTCGTGAAGCAGGTAAGTTTGTTGCAAAGTACAATAAGCTACCTAATACTGAAGCTTTTAAAATTGAACTCGATGGTGCTGATAAATTAAATGATGAACAATATAATTTGGCTATGGATATTGTACCACAGTTGTTTTCCAATGAAAAGGTAGATGATAAATGGTTACTGGACACTACGGAAAAGTGGTGTCAAGATCGAGCAATATATCTTGCAATAATGGAATCTATATCAATTATTGATGGAAAGCACGAACAATTAACTAAAGGTGCTTTACCTGATTTATTGACTAAAGCTTTAGGTGTTGGCTTTGATTTACAAGTCGGTCATGATTATGTAGAAAATGCTGAAGATAGATTTAAGTTTTATCATACAGAAGAAGATAGATTGCCATTTGATTTAGAATACTTTAATACTATTACAAAAGGTGGTGTACCACGTAAAACATTAAATATTGCGCTGGCTGGCACTGGTGTCGGTAAGTCTTTGTTTATGTGCCATGTAGCTGCATCATCTTTAGTACAAGGTCAAAACGTATTATACATTACTATGGAAATGGCTGAAGAAAGAATAGCCGAAAGAATAGATGCTAACTTACTTGATGTACCTATTGATCAACTCGATAAGATATCTAAAGACAGGTTTTCACTGATGGTTAGTAACATTGCAAAGAAAACTACTGGCAAATTGATTATTAAAGAATATCCTACTGGTTCAGCACATTCTGGTCACTTTAGAGCATTACTTAATGAACTGAAATTAAAAAGACAATTTGAACCAGATCTTATTTTTATTGATTATTTAAATATATGTTCAAGTTCAAGAATGAAAGCAATGGGAGGATCAATCAATTCATACACTTACATTAAAGCAATTGCTGAAGAATTACGTGGCCTTGCAGTTGAGTTCAACGTACCGATCTTCTCTGCAACGCAAACGACTCGTTCTGGTTATTCTAACTCGGATGTTGGGTTGGAAGATACAAGTGAATCTTTTGGATTACCCGCAACAGCAGACTTGATGTTTGCATTAATATCCACCGAAGAACTTGAACAACAAGGTCAGTTCATGGTAAAGCAATTAAAGAATAGATATAATGATCCAACAATACATAAAAGATTTGTAATTGGTGTTGATAGATCTAAAATGAGATTATACGATGTTGAAGAAAATGAACAAACATTAACAGATGATACACCAGTGTTTGATAATACAAAAACTGGTCAAAGATTTAAGGATTTTAAGCTATGATAGCAAGACTTATAAGTTACTCTCAACCTACAGACATTATTGGATTAGATGATGTACAAGATCTTATAGCATATTGTGCTAGAGTTTCCAATCCATCTGGTCAAGAAAACACAGCAACAAATGAAAAACTTTTAAAATATCTTATCAAACACCAGCATTGGTCTCCATTTGAAATGGCAAGTGCCTGTATTGAAATCAATACTACAAGAGATATTGCAAGACAAATACTCAGACATAGAAGTTTTAGTTTTCAAGAGTTTAGTCAAAGATATGCAAATCCAGTAAAGGAGTTAGAATTTGTTACTAGAGAAGCGAGAATGCAAGATGATAAGAATAGACAAAGTAGTGTCGAAGTTGATGACAAAAATTTCCAACTCGATTGGGAAAGAGAACAACAAAGAGTTATCTGGATGTGTAGGCAAGTCTACAATGCTGCAATTAAAAAAGGAATTGCAAAAGAAGTTGCCAGAGCAGTTTTACCAGAAGGATTAACTACATCTAGATTATATATGAATGGATCTATAAGAAGTTGGATTCATTTCATAGAATTAAGATCTTCTAACGGTACACAGAAAGAATGTAGTGAAGTTGCTATAGCATGCGCTAAAGCAATATCAAAAATATTTCCAATGGAGGATTTGATGAAATGACAGTAACATATATGACAGATGGTTCTCCTAAATCTTGGGATAAAAAATTAAGAGTTTACGAAGTAACTTACCCCAGTGGTCAAAAAGTAATGTGGAAAAACATTACTGCTCGTGATTGCATAACTAAATATGAAGGCCACAACTCTATGTATGAATATAAGTGTCAACTAAGAGAGTTAGGTGGTAAAGAATTAGCATTGGTTAAGATAAATGACAAATAGGTATACACAAGACATGACTGGAACAGGAGATCATATTGAAACTAATGAGCCAGAAAGATATTACGATTGGATGCAATGGCGCATAAAAAAAGAAGAAAATAAAGAAGCTAATAGACTTTATTATGCAGTCAAAGGACATCTAATACCTGACAGCTGGAGCCAAAAAGACATAGACAGAATGCATCATCAATATATTAAAAGACTCTGGGGTAATAATGAAAGATTAGAGTACACCGAAGAACCCTTTGAAAAACTTTGGCAAAAAAGATATAGTTAACATATTAATCACTTTTTTTAAATTAAATGCATTTTTTCCTTTACATTTGCGGAAAACTATAGTATAATAGTACTATAAAATAAACAAAGCGGAGAAACTTTATATGTCTAAACCAATCAGTACTAAAAACTTAAAAGAATTAATCCTTAGGTCAGAAAAACCTTCGATTAAAATTCAACTTTTACTGAGAACTCTTCCAGAGCATATTAGAAGAGAAACCTTAAGAGAAGATTACAGTATGAAGATCATAAGAGATCTTGCTAATAAGTACACAATGGTTCAAAAACTATCTGAGGAGATTATATAATGGGAATACACATTGGAAAGCACGAAAGATCAACATCATGGATTGGCAGATTTGATCCTAAAGATCCAAGAGACATGGCTGAATTTGCAATGGTCAAGCAGATCGTAAAAGCATGCAATTCTAATAAAACTAAATTTAGAGTTGAAAAGAAAGGTAGAAAACCAACCAATGGTTTTAATTACTTTGGCGATCCTAAA